TAAATCACAAGAAGTATTTTGCGCTCCATTTTTTGTAAAGGAGCATAAATTGTCTCCCATATTAAATTTGCACTGCATACACGGTTTAACATAATTGGTATAATTGTTGCGTATGATGTTTCGTATTTGGTGCGATGTGACTCTTGCAGCCCAAGGTTCAAGAGGTCTGGTTTGATCCCATAGATGCCATTTATTGAAGATGTGCAATTTAACAACTTGTGAGACATCTTCAAAATCAAACCAATTAATGGCTTTTAATTGCCATTTTTTTTGGAATTTGCTAACAACTAAATCAATTGTTTCATAGCATTCTTCGTAGGTTTTAAGTTTATTCTCCACGGCGAGGTTTATCATTTATAAAATCACCCAAAGATTGGGCTGTCCGACGCCTTGGTTGAACTGGCTGAGAATTGGATTCGCCAAAAATAGAACCAAGTGTGAATGAATTTGATTCGGAATATTTTTCAATATCCAACTCTAATTTTTTGAGTCGCGGCACAAAAGAGGCATTGCTGAAATCGCTGTCCTCATCTTCATCATCATCATAAGAATCATCATCAACAGCAGCGGATGATGAAGCAGATTTTTTTAATTCTGGCCCCAAACTAAATCCGCAACTTGAACAGAATTTGGGCTTTGCATACGTGAAGGTGTGCTTGGAACCACAATTAGAACAAAAAGTAGCATTCATATAATTATAATGCTGTTTTTATTAATTTTTTCCAGTTATTTTTACGCACGAAAAGGCAAGACTACCACCAATTAGAAATTTGCATTTCGCTGCGGGCGTTGTGGAGTCTTGCTATTTTTATTTACACGTTGGATTGATAATTTTCTAATTTAGTGATTAAAAACTTGAGAATTCCGCTTCTTACAATATCGTCGTGTGTGAAAGAAAAAGTTTGAACGCCGTTGTCTTTACTTTCTTGATCATTAAACAATTGGAAGATTGGTTTGAAGCCACTTTTTGATCCGATGTCGCTTTGCATAAAATCGCCGCAGATGATCAATTTGGAACCTTGTCCAAGGCGAGTGATGAGAGTGGTGATTTCTTTAAAAGTGAAATTTTGACATTCATCTGCCACTACAATCTTGTTTACCCAACTTGCGCCGCGTAAGAAGTTGATTGGAATTGCAGAAATCTTTTCTTGAGCTTTCAACCATACAACATCTTGCGTTTGAACGATCTCTTCTAATTTGTCATATAGAGGCATAAGAAAAGGATCAAACTTTTCTCCAATATCACCTGGCAAACTGCCCAAACCTTTTTCGGCACTTTCAATGATGCTTCTAACATAAAGTAAATCTTTGTCTGAATCTGCCGCCATCAACTGCATGCCAGCATAAAGAGACATATAGGTTTTTGATGTGCCTGCTGCTCCAGAAACAAAAATAATAGAATTCTGGGGATCAAGAAGCATATCCAAAAAGTGGATTTGTTTCTGAGTAAATTTAAACTTTTTTTGCTTAAATCTAATTTTATGTTCTAGTTGAGGGTGGAACTCAAGAGAACCCGACTTGTCGAGTTTTTTCTTCGCCATTCTCCACTATTTACACTTAGAAATTAAAGAATGATCTCGCGCAGAGAAATATCTCCCATTAAAACGTCTCCTTCTTGAACAGAAAGATTTTGTGCCGTGATTTTACAATTGGAAGACATGCCAAAACCGCCGCCGACGATGGATTGACCCGCAGCATTTTTGGGGTCAACAACAATCATTTCGCCGTAGCCAGTATAATCAATATATGCACCGATGTTGTGCGATTTGATGCTCAGTTCTTTTTCGACGCCATTTAAAAATATATTGTTTGGAGAAGTTTCGCCAATGGAAGTTGAGTAAGTTCTGTCGCAATTTATTTTGTATGAAATGCTTTCGCGGTTTGCATCTGATAGCGTTGTGCCGTTGGTGATCACTGTATTGAAACCATAAGCAATTCCACTGTTTAAATCGTCTGACCAATTGATGGTCGCGCCAACAAATGAACTGTTTATTGGAGGATTCAAACAAGTAAAATCAGCAGTGATTGTAACAGGTGCAAATGCATCAATTTGAACCGCCACGCTGTCCAAAAAACATGTCTGAAAAGAATTGTCTCCAATCAACATGGTGGATATGTAGTTCTCACCAGTTAAATTTTGCAATACGCCCGATGCGAAATTCCAGTTGCCATTTGCGCCACTGTGATTGCATGCCACAAAAGAGATTGATATTTTTGAATTTAATTCGCCGCCGATACGAAAGTTGTTGTTTTGATTCGGGGCAAGAATGCGCGATGCTTCCAACTTGTTTTGTGCGCTGATGGATATGGTCGCGGCAGGACATAAATAATTCTTTGCAGCGGTGTCAACAGCTTGCACCAATATGTTTTTGTATGTTATGACTGGCATTTTGTTTTGTTTACACGAGGTTTTGGTGAAAATGGGTCTGGGATTTTTTTATGATAAGTTTTTTGGGGGTTTTTTGGAAGTTTATTGTTCGATTTGGGAAATGGGGGGGGGCTTGCCCCGATGCGCTGGCGTGGGTGTGGTGTTTTGTTTGTTGATTGTGGAGTGGGAGATGTAGGAGAGTGTCCCCCCTCGCTTTCCTAACAGTTAGTCTATCAGTTTTTTTTGAGAAATGGGGAGGGTGGTGTTAGATGTCTATCAGATCCACCTGTCAACTCAAAAGCATAAAATGCGCAGTCTTTTTTTCTTTTAAAAGCATACGAAAGATCTTGCGTTCAATCACTTCTTGGATTACTCTTTGCCTGTCACCAACCACCTCACACGATGATCGTCACCGCTTCCAACTCCACGCTGAATTCACACGCTATCAAAGGAAAGTTTCGCTCTTTCCTGCTTTGCACCTCTCGTGGTGTCAATCGCAAAAATGAAGATTGTTTCATCTTTTCTAAGGGTGAGCAAATCAAAATGACACGCTCCGAAGCTGCAAACGCTATTCGCTACGCTCGCAATTGAAGTAAAAAAAGCTTGCGTTAAATCGTTTCCCGCATTACTCTTTCCCCGTCACCAACCAACTCAATATGTCCGACAAATTCGCAATCTACCGCAATCAAGCCGTCCTCATCCTTGGAATCGAAGAAGATGAAGCTCTCATTTCTTTCGATGATGGGCATGAAGAATACGTTTCAATTGAAACACTCGATTTTCTGTAAATAAACCTTGCAAGGGTTCAATCCCCTTGCTACTCTTTCCCTGTCATGAATCCCTTCCCTATCGGCACAATCACCACGCAAGGCGTATTCCAAGGAATGCAAAATGGTCTAGCAGTTTTCCAAACGGAATCTGGTATGGTCACGCGCTGCAATCCTAAGCTGGCTAAGGTGATGACCAGCGAGGAAATTCAAGCGAGGCGCGATGCACTAGCCAAACCTCGCGGATTCTTTGAATCAGCAAGCCTTGTAGTCGAAGGTCCGCAGGTGCTGGAGTTGCTTCGGACCATCTAACTGCCTGTAACGGCCCTGCCCCGCAAGGGGTGGGGCGGGTTTGTCAAGCAAAAAAATCATTTAACGCGCGTTTTTCGTAAGTCGCTGATAATCAAGCAGTTACGCGAGCGCGGCCCCCGCGCCGCCATAAGTCGTTGAAAATGAACGAGTTACAACTTGTCAATAAAAAAGCAAAAAAAATACCATCTAACAACCCTCTAACAATCGAAAATAAATCTTGCGATCTGCCGCCGTGGTGGTAATGTCTATCCATGTCGATTGACTCACTTGCCGCCGCTGACTCTCTGGAATTGCTCGCCATGTTCGAATCTGCCGCCGCATTCGCGCAGGCGGAATGGGAAGCTCAAGAGACTCTTGAGGACACTTTCAATCGCGCCGCCAACACTGCAAAGGCTGAAGAATTTTTCGCCAATGTCAGTAAATAATTGTTGTTTCTCCACTGTTTAAATCTTACTCTTTTCCTATGTCCAGCGTCTATCAGATCACCGTTCAAATGTCCAGCACACGCCGCATTTTCACCTTGGAGCCACAAGCAAAAAACATTTTCGAGGCTTTAGAAAAAGCTACTGTTGAAATGAAAGAGGCTTGGCCATACTTCAAGCAGGAAATAGATTTTTCTTTTATCGAGGCAAAAATAACTTGCTAAATCCCCTTTGATTCATTACTCTTTCCCCATCAACCAAACCAATCCAATGTTCCTTAATTACTCTGCTTCCGCCGTTGAAATCGCTTCTGCCCTTGTGGGTAAAACCGTTCGCTATCTTGCTGAAAAATCCAGTCTAACTCAAGACGGCGTGCGCGTCTTGAAAGTTGAAAGTGTGGAACATGTCGGCTTTGCCAAAAATGGCAAACGATACGTGACTGTGAAAGCTTTCGATGTTGACGATGCGGGTGTGAGCAAATATCGTAATCTACACATCGCAGGCATCGACCTTGCAATCTAACCATAAAAAATTATGAAAATCGCTTTTCTAACATTCCTCGCTTCTTCTGTCCACATTTTAATTTTCCTCTATTCGCGAGCGCACAATCTGATAGATCAAGAACTCAACTTTCTGGTGTTCTGGTTGGTGCTTGCCTTGACTTGGGCGGCTGGCTTCAATGCCACGCTCAAACAAAAGTGACTTTCTGGTAAGGTGGACATAGGCTAGCCCTTGTGGTGGGGGCTAGCCGCACTTTGTCAAGAAAAAAAGCATTTAATAATCATTCTTTGTAAGTCGTTGAAACTGAACGAGTTACGTTGGCGCGGCCCCCGCGCCGCCATAAGTCCTTGAAAATCAACGAGTTATGGATTCGGCCCTTTTCTGATAGAATCTGTTAGCTAACAGTGTCAAGCTATTTATACGACACTGATTTACTATTTAAGGATTTGCTATTTGCTGTTTTGCCATTTGCTGTTTTGCCATTTGTAACTTTTTCTCTAAAAAGAGCTTGCAAGTTTGTTCTGGATGCTGCATAATCTGCCCATGAAGTTCATCTACGCAATCCTCAATGTGTTTCTAGGTCAGCCTAAGCCAGTTTATGGTGCGAAAATTTTTGAGCAACAAACTTGGATGGACAAGCAAGTGCAAGAATCTCTTCATAAGCGCACATTTAATCTTGACTAATTCACCGCCAAACCTCACAATGCACCCATGAATCAGTTTCTTGACAGCGAAGGTTCTCCTTTAGTAATTGGCGGCGAATATGTTCTTGTCACATATGGTGAAAACGGAATCACTCCTGCGCCTGCTAAAAAATGGATCCGCACCACTTGGGATGGCCAGTCTTTGCTTGACAAAGATGGATGCACATGGACAGAATGGCTTGCCCCCAAAGGAAAAAATTCTTCCGATGTTGTGCCTGCATAAATTTCCTCTTGACTAATTCACCGCCAAACCTCACACTATTGCCGCTATGAAAAAAATTGACAATTCCCGCATTATTCTTCGCTACTCTGATGATTCAAACGTTATTCATGATGTTGGCCTCGATTCTATTCTTGATGGTGGATTTCCAATCGACCCAGAAAGTGGGAATGAAATGGACTATCTCGGAACATTGATCTTGCCTGAATGACTTCTGTAAATCCGCTCTTTAATCACTCAAACTCTCGCCGCTATGAAAACCATCATCTCCACAGTCGATTCTAAGACATTTCTTTTCAAGATCACCATTTCCACAGAGCATGGACACTTCTCAATTACTGCCGATGGAAAAAATCGCTGCGGTTGTTTGCATGAAGAAATTTTGGATTACCGCCCTGATCTCAAATGTTTTGTGGATCTTCACCTTTCTGACATTAAAGGGCAACCAATGCATACAGAAGAAATGGTTGGTATTGGTTGGCGAAAGTGGCGGGAATTCCACAGCGTTATGAGCCATCAGAAACCAAAGAACAGTGTTTGATTTACTTCTGCCAACATTGCCGCATTTCTCAGTTGGAAGCGGAAATCATCGTCGCTCAAATTCAAACAAAAGAATATCCTCGGGATGAGTGGCAAAAGATCATGAGCGGAATGCGTCCACGATGGAAACAAGAAGCAGAAAATGCTCTTGCATTGCTGGAAACTCTAGCATAATATCACAGCAAGCCCCAAATAATCCCGAAACTCCTATATCTTAGAGCTTGACTTTAAGACAAAAATCCGCCCCGTGCGGTGAGAGTGGGAAATCATCTGAAATTGGGGGATCGAGCATTGATGAACGGCTCGACCTAACTCGTTGAAAATTAGTGAGTTACGCAAGCGCGGCCCCCGCGCCGCTGTAAGTCATTGAAAATAAGCGACTTACAATCTAACTGCGACCAGTTAGAATCTAACTGTTGACATGCTACGCTCTTCTGATACTCTTTTCCTATGTCGCTCACCACACAAGAAGTCGAACAATACATCCGCCTTACACTCAAGCAGTGGGGCATGCCTCATGTTCAAGTCTCATGGATGCAATCAAATAAATTTAATGGTTTGGCTTATGCTGGCGATTGGCGCATCGAATTGGATCTTGAAATTTTATCTTCTTTTAATTTCTTTCGCGAAATTTTCTTGCATGAACTGGCACATTTGCTTGACTATCGCGAGCGCGGCACCTATCTTGTCAACAAATACGAGATGGCGCACGGCAAAAACTGGCGCAAATGGTGTTCCACTTTAAACATCCCAGCACGTAGAATCCGCCCAGCATGAATAAAATCACCTTGACACTTCCTCCCGCGAAAGTTAGAATTCGTTTCGCCCCCGCTACCATCCGCTTCTCAAACAAAAAGAAACAACAACAAAAAAATGCCTGCCGCACCAAAAACAATTGATTGCACTCCCACTTGGACTCAAGCCGTTCCGCTGCTTTTTACTCTAATGGAAAGCGGAACGACTAAAACGGCCCGCGATATCGCGAAAGAAGAAATTCTGCGCATGGCTGCAATTGCAGACGCTCACATCGCACAAAAAACTCAACTTCCCGAACCTCCCCAAATCATTAAACTGGATGAAAATAATTATCATGGTCTTGATCTGCGCAATTCTATCCATGCGAAAGCGTATCTCCTAGCAGCTAGCCATTTTCTATCAGGTTGGCCGCGAGATTGGGATGCTGAAACTCTTTGCCTTGCTCTTCTAGCAGAAGATAAAGAAGATGAGCATTACCCCAATCAAATGAAAATCCGCAATTGGGAAGCGATTGAAAATTCTGAAAACTTCAAAGATGAAGGATGGTTTTTTGTCGAACAGATCATCAACGGTCTAGCAGAAGACTTTGTTAACTTCGCTGAACCAATTTCTGGTTGACATGGCATGGTGAAAATGGTAGAGGGGTTGTGGTGGCCCCTCTACCTAAGTCGCTGATAATCAAGCAGTTACGCAAGAGCGGTCCCCGCGCCGCCGTAAGTCGTTGAAAATGAATGACTTACAGATGTTGTTAGAGAGTTGTTAGCAGTCTGTTAGTTGCGGCTGTCAATGCGAAAGCGTAAAATGCGCAGTAATTTTCTTTCAAAAAATAGTAGAAAGTTCTTGCGGTATGGGTCGCTCTGGGTTAATCTCTCCTTGCCATGAAAGAAGTTCACCGTTTGCAGTTCACCACTCACTACACCTTTTCGAAAATGTCGCTCGTCATCAACAAGGGGCGGGATCGCAAAAGTTCGCGCTCGCTGTTTACCATGCCAATTGGCGAAGAATTTATGACTTTGATTCTTGAACGCCGCGAAGCTCTCCATGCTTTGAAAAAAATGAAAAAAAACCTTGTCAAAGCCTGAAAAATCCCTCATTCTCTCACCCGTAACCAAACCAAACCAAATGGTCACCATCGAAAACATCGCCCTCGCCTTCGCCGCAATCTGCATCGCCCTCATCACAATTTCCGCAATCCAAGAATTTCTTCTCAATAAAAAACTGAAAACCAAAGAAATAAAAACCATGACTCCAACCGCAATCCGCACCGAACTGGATACCCTCATCAACCAAACCAAGGGAAAGTTCTTTTCCATCACGTTTGTCAAAAATGACGGAACCACCCGCATCATCAACGGCAAAGACAAATACAACCGCCTTTTGAAAAGTGGCAGCGATACGGTTCGCCAAGCTGGATTCGTCCCGTTTGTCAACCGTAACACTGAAACTTGGGCTGCTGCTCATAACGACCGCGTTGTCACTTTTCAATGTGGCAAGCTGAAAAAGGAAATGCAGGTTTCCATCTAACGGCCTCTAACCGCCCCGCCCCGCAAGGGGTGGGGCCGCTTTGTCAACAAAAAAAATCATTTAACGCGCGTTTTTCGTAACTCACTGATAATCAAGCAGTTACGCGAGCGCGGCCCCCGCGCCGCCGTAAGTCGTTGAAAATCAACGAGTTACATAGTTTGTTAGCATTCTGTTAGTCAGTTGTTAGTTTTGCCTGTCAAGCAATAAACAAAAGATACTGCAAAATAAATCGCACAAAAACAATCAAAAAGGTGTGGACAAACTCGCTGCCTGTGTTAATCTTTCCCTGTCGCCGCAAGAAAGGCACTCAATCCAAACCAAGCAACCAACAAAAGTATGTCACTCATCATCGCTAAAAACAAAGTCAATGCAGATCAACTTATGGGCGTTCAAACTCCCGAGGCTTCTGATCGTTTCATGCCGATTCCTCACTTCGGTCTTGTGGAACTCACTCGCGAGGCTATTGGCCGCGCTGGTCTTTCAATCGAACTGGAAGAGCATTCGCTTGCTCGCGGTGGTCAACGCTACTTCGGTGGCTTCGCCCTCAAGGGTGCCGACATTGAAGGATCGGATCGTCAAATCGTTCTTGGTTTGCGTAACGCTCACGACAAAAGCTTTGCCGCCAGCATCTGCGTCGGCAATCGCATGATGGTCTGCGAAAATCTTTGTTTCTCGTCTGACATCAAACTGGCTCGCCGCCACACAACCCACATCATGACGGACCTTCCGCGCATTCTTGGCGATGCTGTTGGTCGTGTCGTTTCTCACTGGAATGACATGGGCAAACGGATTGAGTCGTATCAGCAAACCGAAATTAGCCGCGACCGTGCTGCTGACCTGCTGATTGACCTTGTGGATTCTAAGGCGTTCCCTGCCCGCGAAATCTACAACGCCGTGCAAGAGTTCCGCAATCCTCGTCATGAGGAATTCAAGGGAGGCACTCTCTGGACTCTTTACAACTCCATTACCGAAAACCTCAAGGGTGGTGATCTTTCCAAGTTGCCATTCCGCACGATGACAACACAAAGCATCTTTGACCGTGTGGCTGGCCATCGCCCAATCATTGAATCGGTGATTGACGCCGCCGATGCTCCCGAAGATGAAATCGAAACCTTGGTAGTCGCTGGCGTCTAACTGAGTCTAACGGCCTCACCCCGCAAGGGGTGGGGTTGGTTTGTCAACAAAAATCGTTTGCAAAAGCGTTTTTCGTAAGTCGTTGAAAACCAATGAGTTACGAAGGCGCGGCCCCCGCGCCGCTGTAAGTCGTTGAAAATCAACGAGTTATGAATCTATCGGAACTCTATCAAAAATCTATCAGCTCAGTGTTGTCAACTTCCGTTAGAAAAAAAAAGATTCGAAATCATCACAAAATCCGTTGACAAACCCATTCATTGAGCTATTCTTTGGCCGTATGAAATTGCTCACCACTTCCAACACCAAAATTCGCAAAGGCGAAAAACTAGGCTTCCAAACATTCGGCGTGCATCTTGCTCCGTCGAATCTTTCGGGATTCAATACTTGCAAAGACGCTTCCGCTGGTTGTTCCGCTGCTTGTCTCAACACGGCAGGCATGGGAGTTTACTCGACCGTGCAAAATGCGCGGATTGCAAAAACTCGTTTGTTCTTTGCTGATAAGAGCGCGTTTATGCGTCAGCTCGTCAAGGAAATCACGGCGGCAATTAAAAAAGCAAATAAAAATGGCATGAAAGCTGTTTTCCGCTTGAATCTAACCAGTGATCTGCCATGGGAGAAAATTTCTCTGGACGGCAAAAGCATTTTCGCAATGTTTCCAGACGTTCAATTTTACGATTACACGGCGTCATCGGCCCGCATGTCCACTTTTCTATCGGGCGAAATGCCCAGCAATTACCATTTGACGTTTTCCCGCAAGGAAAATACTCCTAGCCAATTGGTTGAATCTGTTCTTAAATCTGGAGGCAATGTGGCTGTTGTTTTCCGCAAGTCTCTACCAGTTAGTTTTTTCGGTGCCGAGGTTGTCAATGGCGACGAAACCGACGTTCGCTTTTTAGACGGTAAAGGAAAAATCATTGGCCTAGTCGAAAAGGGCCGCGCAAAGAAAGATCTAACTGGTTTCGTCTTGGAGCCAGTGGAAAGCGAGGTCGGTTAATGGACCCCGCTTTAACACTTTTCCTTCTCTTGCTCTTCGCCTGCATTGCCTGTTTTAAAAGATGAAAATTTTTCGCACCATCATTGCCACTGAAGAAATCGGTGAATTTCTAGCAGATGCCACACACGACGACGGCAAGGTTTCCAATCTAACGGTTTATCCCGTATCGGATGGGATGGTTGGCTTGCCGTTAGGTTATGGCGTTGCCGACATGCCCGACATTGTGGAAAAAATCGAGGAGGTTCTCAAAGAGATCTAACTGGTTCTAACAGCCTCGCCCCGCAAGGGGCGGGGCCACTTTGTCAAGAAAAAACGGCGTTGTCATAAGTCACTGATAATCAACGAGTTACAAAAAACGGGGGGCCGCGCCGCCATAAGTGCTTGTAAATCAATGAGTTACAAAGGAAAAAAATACATAAAAAAACATTGATAAAAACATCAAAACAAAGTAGTTTTTCCCCGCCATGAAAGTTATAAAGATTACTATGATAAATAGTCGCAAGCTCTTTTAATAATTTCTTGTGATTCTTGGAGCAGTCCTATTGCTACATTACATTTATGACATAATATGCCTCTTACTTTTTTAGTGCGATGGCAATGGTCGATACAAGCAACTGAATTTCTATCTAATAATCTCCCAAAACTAATTCCTGTTAAGCAAATTTTACATTTGTTATCCTGAGAAAATAATAAATTTTCTGCCTCCTCCAATTCTAATTCGTATAATTTTTTTATCCTGCTTTTCAAGCTAACTTTATGTCGATAGTTTTTAAACCCTTCTTCGCCGCCAAATCTTTCGATTCCAGCTTTACGCTGTGCTTCATGAATGCAACTTTTGCAGACATTTCTTCTAAAACTTGGGCCAGATTTAGGAATTACTTCGGAAAATTCTTTTAATGATTTTTCTTGTTGACAGGTTGTGCAGGTTTTCATATAAATAATTTACACCAAATGAAAGTAAGAGTATATTTTAATTTGAACAAGAAATTGCTTTCCGTTCAAGCCAAGATCAATGGCTCATGGAAAGTTGTTAGGTATTGCCAAAGTGTCACCCTGATAAATGTAACATTTAAGGTGTCGGAACGTGGTCGCCAGCGTGTTCTCAAAAACAAGCGCAAAAATGTTCACGCTTACATCTGCGGCACTTTCATATGTGACGATCTTGTGAAGCGGTCAAAACAAGATGAATGGATGGATTTGATAACTTATAACCCATATAAATTGGAGCGGTTCTACGACGGTGAAAAATATGTTGACACTGCCGACAAGGTTTTCATCAAGGGCCGCATGATCTACGCCACCAACGCGAAATAATTCTCTTGACTGATTCTCCAAACCATAGAAACTAACTGCATGAAAATCGCATTCCTACCTCCCGCCCTGCTTCATAACCTCATGATCGAATCGCGTTCTTTTCGCGAGTTCATGATTGAACAATCCACACCCAACGTTACCGCTTTCGAATTCCAAACAGCTGTGAGAAACCTCGTACAGAAATTTTCTCCTTGGAATGAAAAGATTGCGGCAATCAAAGAACTGCGCACGTTCTCCCAGAACCACATGCAAAGTTTCCACTTTTTCTATGGCCCGCTCAATGCTTCCAGCACGACTTGCCTTGGCCTTGCCGATGCCAAGCGGATTGTTGAACTTTACATTTAATTTTTAATCATGAGCCGATCAATCAAAAAAGATTACCCGAAAAAATTCGACAGTCGCCGTTTTGATTGGTCATGCCGTTGCAATGGTTCTTGCGGTTACTGCCGCAGGAACCGCCTGCATTTCGACTCTAAGGCCCGCGCCAAATCTAATCTAACAGAGCAATCTAACGAATGGTTTGGTTACTGGGGCTATTGCGATCCGATAGATGTTGAGATGGATCTATCAGAAGAACTGGCAGAAAAATTCGGCGTTGATCCGTGGGTTGTGTAACTCATTAAAAATCAACGAGTTACGAAGGCGCGGCCCCCCGCCCGCCATAACTCATTGAAAACCAACGACTTACAACTTTTACATCATAAGTCGCTGATGATCAACAGGTCGCACGATCAACTGCTCACACACCTTATTAAGCGTTTTATTATTTGCTATTTGCTTATTTGGCGTTTTGTTATTTGCTGTTTTACAGTTTCTCCTTCACACTATACCGCAGAGTGATTCTAATGTTTCTTTAATCTTCTCCTCGCTCATCTTGATAACCACCAATTTGATATTCGGCGTTGCGGTTGCTGATTTGATGCATGAAGTTCTGGTATGATACATTAGACTCCATGATAAGTTTTGCGCGTTTAATTGCGCGGCGCGTGAACTGCATCACCAGTGCGGCATCGCGGCGACCTGATACTCGATTCTTTGTCCAGTGTTCATCCCAAATCAAAAAGTATTCTTTTAACGTAAGGAACTTTTTGAATTGCTCCACACTAGCCATGTGAATAAGACCAGCAAAAAGATTGTCTGATGTGTTTGATCCATAGATGTTTTCCGCTAGGGTTGCAGCTTCTGTGGCAAGTTGTTTGTCGCCTGTGATGCCTACGGCGATGCCGAGTCCGTTGTTGCTGATGATGTAGTTGAGAGGTTTCATGTCGGGGAGAAATTAGTTGTTTGAATTGTGGTTGTCAACAGAGAAAAGCAAAGGCGGGGCAGATTTCTCCACCCCACCTCAACCACTCACATTACGCTTTCGACAAAGCATTTTGGCCTAGGCCAGTGATCTCACGAAGTCCATTGATGCGCATGTAACCTTTGCGCAGCAGATGCATTTCAACGTCTTTTTGCAAGGCAGTGCGTGACAAACCAGTAGCCGCAGCCAACATAGCCAGCGAACAAGCACCGCGCTCTTTGAGAATTTGCAGCACCTGCGTTTCAGCATTGGTCAGACCATTTGCTTTGATGCCCAACACAACACACATTTGTTTCCATTCTGTTGCGCCGAACTTGCTGACGTTCTTGGTTTCGCAGAACATCTCAATTTGTTTGGCGCGTTTAACAGCGGAACGAGCATTGCCGCGAAGAGTATCAGCAATCACAGGAAGCAAAGAAACATCAACATCAACCCAGTCTGCACGTTTTTTAAGAATGCTGCTCAGTTCGATTTCAGTATAGGGGCGGAAATCAATTTCCTCGAAACGATCCTTGAGTGGAGTGAAGATTTTGTCAGGCTCAGTGGTAGCAAACAAGTAAGTTTGTTTGGTAAAGTCAAACTCCATAGTGGAGCCTTGCCATTCGAAATGCTTGCGAGTGTGCTTCTCCACGTTAAACACAGTAAGAAAAGCATTTTGCAGTTCCTTGGGTAGTGCATGGCACTCATCGAAAATCAAAACAATCTCATTCCCCATGACAATAGGCACGAAAATCTGTTCAAAGAATTGAGTGTTGTTTTTGATAGTCGAACAATTCAACTCTAACACAGGTTTCTTGAGATTCTTGGCCATTTGGCGGGCAAACTCAGTTTTGCCGAGCCCACGCGCACCAGTGAAAAGAAGAGGAGGAACCGCGCCGCCGCGATTGGAAGCTTCTACATAAAACTGAAGAGAGCTTTTGATGTGGTCTTGTCCGATGAGTTCTTTAAACATAATGTATTGAGGTTTGGTTGCTGGAGAGAGAATGAATCAATAAACAGGGTGTGTCAATTTTATTCTTCATCAAATCGAGTGAAGGAGAAGGAGATTTTTTCTTCTTCTGCTACGGGAACAGGCACCGCCGCAATTTGAATCGGCGCAGGTTGCTCGCCAATAACTACGCCCATTTCACGCAGCCAGATTTTGGAAACAGGCACAGTGCCATTCTCTCCAATCAAAGAAATTAAATCGGCCATTCTGATGCGCTCAAAAGAATTCGATCCTGATGGCCTTCCTCTACGTTTGGTTTGTGCTTCGTTGCTCATGTTGGGAAGACTCTACCTTGGTTCAGTCGCGGCGTCAATATATTTTTGATTAAAAAAGCGCACCAGAATTTGCCCTTACCAATTAAAACACATTAAAAAACTCCAAAGCGGGCCAAAGTATAGAAAACAATATCAAAGCTGCGATTAGGATGAAAACCACTGACAGCACCAAAGATTTTACTTCATCAGCGATTTCGCACAACAGATCTTGTTCGCTCTTTTTATTTGGCGTTTTCTTGTTCATATTTGGCGGATCTTTATTTGTGATTGAATAATTCGTGATTAATTTATTTGGACGCCAATCGTTTGCGATTGCCAAAAGCACCTTTTGTTCCCTTTTGCTTCTTGTGCTTACCATGTGGAATCAGATTAATAAGTCTTTGATACTGAGCCATCATCCATTTCTTTTTGATGGGCGAGATTTCCTGTGGGTGTGACATATTGTCGCAGTTGGTGTTGTTGTCGTTGTTCATTTTATTTATTTTTGTTTATTTAGTGGAAAATCGTTCGTAATTTCACATGGAGTGTTTGTCGGTGTAAATACGAATATG